TCTTAGGCGCCCAAAGGCGGCTCATTAGAGCCATCTCTTCGTCAGGAGAGTAGAGGGGGGTTTGCATTATTTGAGGTATATCAAATCATCAGGCAAACCTAACATCTTTGCGCTATCTAGTATTTGCCTGTATTTACCGTCATAAACTAAATGCCCCGTCTTAGGGTCAATTGGGCTGTTGATCATTTGTGCGGCGGCTTCGTACGACGCGGGTTTGTCAGGCCATGCGTCGTACATCTTATCTTGAACGCTGTTTACTTTTGATATTAAAGAAAATTTATCTGGGTCGTCTATTTTTTCGTACCCACCTTTTCCGTCGCCGCCGTAAGTAATCCGTATAGCGCCGCTCTTAATAAGCGCGGGTATGTTTAGCTGTTGGCGGGGTTCGACATACGCCATGTCGGCGTATTCTTTCATTGGTCGCAGCGCAAATTCTTTTGGCGGCATAAACCCCATAGTATTAAATGCGTTTTGCGAGGGGGGCGCTAAGGCGTTAACTGGCATTGCCGACTCCGTGGAATTTAGCGTTGATTGTAATGGAAGAATATTAATAATAAAAAAATTTTGTTGGTGATCCCTCCGCTAGCTAGGGCTCCTCGGCAGGGCTCCCCCCCCCCTACCCCCTGGCTGTTGCGCTGCAACATTGCTGCACTGCGGCATGTCTATGCTGCGCTGCAATGGCTGCGCTGCAACATAATGCTGCACTGCACCACAACAGCGTGCTGCGCTGCAACATATTGCAATGCAACATTGTGCAATGCAACAAAGCATTGTGCGCTGCAACATTCACAGCTTGAGCATTGTGCAATGCAACATTGATATATTTATTTATTGTGAGCATTTGAGAGCATTGTGCTGAAAAGTGTGTTATTGTGGTGTTTCCCTAACTTGATTTATCACACCTGGAGCACGACATGTTATCAATTAGCTCAGACGCTAAAACAGTGAAAGGCCTCAAGCTTGGTTTTCTTACCGGCATACTGTATCTAACACCTAGCGATCTTTCAGGCCAACAGGTTTGCCCTATGGCCAAGCTTGCAGAATGCGAGGAGCCATGCTTGTTTAGTGCCGGCCGTGGTGCATTCACTAGCGTACAAATTGCTCGCTTATCTAAAACAGACTGGTTTTTTAACGATCGTGAATCGTTTATGGCCGAGCTAATTGATAGCGTGTTTGCTTTAATCCGTCAGGCCATGCGTCAGGATTTAACACCAGTCGTGCGATTGAATGGCACTTCTGACATCCGTTGGGAAAGCATACCGGTTACATATAAAGGGATTACATACACTAGTATTTTTGCCCTATTTCCCCAAGTACAGTTTTACGATTACACAAAGCTTGCAAACCGTAAAAACGTGCCAAGCAATTACGATCTGACATTTTCCTATAGTGGCGCGCTGGCATACCAAAAGTATGTACAGCAAGCCATTGCTAACAAAATGCGCATCGCTGTAGTTTTCCGCACGGTAGCAGATATCCCCAAAAGCTTTTTGGGTTTGCGCGTTATACCTGGCGACAATAGCGACATCCGCCATGTTGAGCCAAAAAACCGCATTGTGGCTTTGTATGCCAAAGGCCAAGCCAAAAAGGATACAGGCCCTTTTGTAGTTGATACCCTTCGTAAAATTATCCCGATCAAGCTTGCAGCATAAACCCCACGGCCACGCAAGTGGCCATTACTTGGAGCAATATTATGTCAGATCAAATGCTTACCTTACTTGCCGAATACGGCGCTTTGCGCTTTGGGTGCGAGAAAGCGCTAGAGTTATTAGAGGATCCAGACGCCAGCGCGTTTGACGCGGATAAAGTTATCCGGATATTAAAAACCATATTGGAGCAATAAACCATGAAAGCAATACTAATTGACTCACTCGCGCTAGCTTTAATGGCCATCGCGTTTATTCTTTCACTCTACCTGTGAGAACCATCATGATCACCAAACGCGAATATTTAGACTTGTTAAAAACTTACCCAACGGCACTAATCCAACGTAGTGCAGCAAAACCAACGATTTATATGAGCCGTGTTCATATCTTATTGCATTACGTTGTTTTAAGAAATAGGGGTGTGAAATGACCATTTCACTTGTTGCCGCGGCACTAGTCATACTCGCAATACTAGTATTTGATTTATAACACCTCCAAAACGCATCAGAACCCGCTTAGGCGGGTTTTTTTATGACCATAGTATATAAACGTGTATTTCTATTAAAATCGCCCCTAAAGCTTTGAATTAAAATATTAATCACTTTGTGAGGTAATCGATGCAAAAAGCAAAGACAGCGCAAGATCAACACAGCTACGATGGAAAGCTTAGGCGACTAGGTTCCCACAATATCGCCTATACCATAAGGGAAGTGTGGCCAAAGATGTTAGAGCGCATCACAGAGGGCAAAAGCTTAATGTCTGCTACCAAAGAAGCCAATATGTCCTATGCCACGGCCATGTATCAACTTCGCAACAATCCCGAATTGCAAAGTAAGTACAGGGAAGCAACAGCAGAGCGTGGCGACTACCTAGCGGATGAGCTAGTCGATCTATCGGATGAGATGCCACCAGCCGATCTAGATCCCGCATTGATCAATGCCTGGGTGAATCGTCAGAGGCTCAGGATCGATGCACGCAAATGGAGTGCAGCAAAGCTTCGCCCTAAACAATGGGGCGACAAAATCGATGTGAGCGTAACCCATACTCAGATATCCATGGTGCAAGCTTTGGAGCAAGCTGAGGCTAGGTTATTGGACGTCACTGATATTGAGCCAAACGAGCCTAAAACTCTAGATTAGCGGTACAGCGGTACTAGCGGTACATAGCGGTACAATCGATATCTGTATATGTACTGCTAACCCCCCAAGGTTAGCGGTACAGGGTATGTATCCTTAAGGAGTACCAGTACCGCAGTACTGCTAATTTTGCTCACTTTTTGAGCAAATTATGGGTTTAGCGGTACAAGCACCCTCAATCACCATTCGACTCTTTTTTGTACGATTTCGGCATGACATACCCTACCTCATGTCGCCCTGGGCGCTTCTCAATGGGGGCTTCAAATGGCGTATAAATGGCGTTAATCATGCCACGCGCAACCATGGCATCGATCACCTCAAGGGCTTGATTCTTATTGCCACCAATACGCTCGGCGAGTTCAGTTTTAGTGCGGTATTCAGTTTTATTAAGTAAATTCAGCGCCGATATAACCGCCTCCTCCTTTTGCTTCATAAGCAATTGTCGCGCGGCTAAATCTGCATCCTTTCGGTTCTTTTCTTTTACCTTTGCTATCTCACTCTTGCCACCAGCCTCGATAATCTCAGGCACCCCATGGATAAGGGTTTCGGTTATTTTGTTGCCCAAGATGTCATGCGTCTGAATCACGTTAATGCTTGCGCCAAACAGGATCCCGTCCGCACGGGCAAAGAATCGATGCTTGGCTGACACAATCTCAAGCCACCGTTTGCCATCATCTTCTTTAATCATGTACATGACTTGGTTAGCGTCAGCTTCCCAGGCACCGGCACCGCGGGCGCTGAAATCGACCACATCGGCGCGTTTGAGTGCTTTGGCAATATGGCCAACCAACACAAGTGGGATGCCCCTGAACTTCTGTTTTAAGACTGCCATGGCGCGTCCGACCTCGCTATTATCGGACTCATTTTCGAGATCAAATACGCTGTTATTGGTATCAAACACCACAACGGGATTGGTACGATATACCTCACCGTCTGCGCTAATGTTATCAACTGCCATGGTTTCGTAAAATGGTGCGACTTGGGCGACTATCTCGGGCGCTAACCGTGCCGCGGCGACAACCTTGATCCATTCGGACACCTCTTTGGCGGTACGCACCCCAAAATGCCCTGCCTCACGCATCGATCGCAAGATACGCAATGCCTGTTTAGGATCCTCAGACACCCAGATCAACTTACGCCTAAGTAATGGTTTAAGGGGATCGTCAGGGTCGCAGAGATGGGTGACACGGGTGAGGAGGGGCAACAATTGGGTGGTCTTGCCCGATGCTGCTGAGCCAACCACCAACACCACGCCTGCCTCCATAATGCCGTCTAACACGTACTCGGTGGGGGGGATATTGTCTAGATCGTAATGCACGAAGGTAGACAAAGGGTGGGGCAATTGCTCACGGATCAGGTTCTCGGCTGCGGCGTCCCCAAGTGCTGCGGAGGCGCCGATGTCATGCTCGGGGGCGTAACGGGCAATACTCTCGGCGATACGCTTCACGTCAGACGCGGGTAACGGGATATCGCACCGTTCGGAGTTCGCTGCGCTAATGGCTGCAAATATTTCGCTGCTTGAGAAGCCATTACGACGCATAGAACCCGCCATAGACGCCAATCCCGCATTGCGATTACCAGTGATCAACTCACCATCTGTTGCCGTCACAATGACTTTGCGTACTGCCATCGCTGCTAACCACGTTTCTGGTATCGCAAAGGGGCTAATCCCGTCTGTAGGATCGCCGGACGCCTCCCATGCGTACTCGCGATCATTAACACTTGACGGGGTGACAACAAAATACCGGCCATTGGCTAGAAAATCAACGCCACGGCGCAACTCACAACTTTTTAGATTTTCGCGGGCTTGGGCGATGTAATGCTGCCCGCCTCCCGCAGTCAGTTGGCATATTCCGTCAGGTACGGCGCCATGCTCTGCCGTGAAATCATCCCAAGACTCGCTTCCACCATTGCGCGGGTCGATGTCAAACACCACAATGCCGGACTTTTCACCTGCGGCGATCCCGATATTAAAACTTGGGTTCTGCGCCCACCAAGATTTGATCTGCTCGGGGTCGGTAGTTGCATCATGCACCCCATGGGCTGACGCTGGGCGCTTATCGTTTGGTATTAACGGTAAGACGTGCCAACCCCAAGACGCATAAGTGAGTGCGGCCTCTAACTTTGTTGTTGTTGTCATGGGGAGGCTCATGGTTTGGGATCAAAATACTCAGACAACTTTTTAATCACTTCATAGGAAGGATTCTTGTTTGCACCGTTTTTGATGTTCAGCAAGGTGTTGTAATGCACCCCCGCCAACTCCGCAACAATAGGCACCGACCTGTCGTGCATCAACTCCCGAATCTGTTCAATCGTCAACATTTTTGCACCTTTTTAAATTAAATTGAATTATCTTGTTGACACAGTAACATTTATCGTGCAATAATTCAATCAATCGCTAAACGGAGCCCCGACAAGCGATCAACTTAGGAGAGCCACATGGCTATCAATCTACGCAGTACCAAAGGTCTACACGCCAATGGTGTGAAGTTGTTGGTTTACGCACAAGCAGGCGCTGGTAAAACAAGCCTGATCCCCACCCTGCCAAACCCTGTTGTGTTATCGGCTGAAGGTGGGTTGTTATCAATTGTCGATGCAGACCTACCTTTTGTCGAGGTGTCATCTTACGACACCCTGATGGAAGCGTATCGCTGGGTCACAGAGTCTGACGAAGCAAAACACTTTGAGTCGATCGCACTTGATTCGATCTCAGAGATTGCCGAGGTGGTGTTAAACCATGAGAAGAAGATTGCAAAAGATCCGAGGCAGGCTTATGGCGCGATGCAAGAGCAAATGTATGACATTATTCGCGCCTTTCGCGATATACCTGGCAAGCATATATATTTCACAGCGAAATGTGAGAAGACTGCTGATGAGTCGGGGCGCATTCTTTACGCACCGTCCATGCCTGGCAACAAGACTGGTCAGGCGCTGCCTTACTTTTTTGACGAAGTGTTGGCTTTGCGGGTTGAGAAAGATGCAGAGGGCGTGGCACAACGTGCGCTGATGTGCGATAGCGACGGGATTTGGCAAGCCAAGGATCGTAGCGGCAAGCTTGACACTTGGGAAGCGCCGGACTTGGGTGCCATCATTTCTAAGATTGGAGGCTGATATGAGAAATGACCAAAACGCATTTCCAGTTACTTACGGTAGCGACGGAGTAGAACATGGCATGAAATTACGTGACTATTTTGCCGGTCAAGCAATGACAAGAATGCAATGGAATTATCCTCAAATAAATGCAAAGCAATGCTATGAGATAGCTGACGAAATGATCAAAGCAAGGGAGCAATTATGATCCTCTATCAACAATGGCTCGACGCCAAAGCAGCAGAAAAGAAAATAGTCGCTGATCGCCGCACGATTGAAGACCAATTAGTTAAAGCCTTGAGCATATCTAAAAACCTCGACGGCACTCAGAACGTTCAAGACGATGGCTACAAAATCAAGATCGTTGGTCGCCTTGACCGCAAAGTAAACAGCGACAAGCTGCAAGACTTGGCTGCTGAACACGGCTTGACAGATCACCTGTCTAGCCTATTCAGGTGGAAACCTGAGATTAACGCAAGCGCATGGAAATCAGCAGACCCACGCATTACCGCACCACTTCTCGAAGCAATAACGACCACTTCCGGTCGCCCATCTTTCACAATCGTAAAGGAATAAATCATGGCACAACTCGACGAAACTTTTAGCGCTGACACACTCCCCGTATCAGACCGCAATTTTGAGCCTTTGCCCGCCGGTTGGTACACCGCCGTGGTCAATGCTGCTGATATCAAAGTGACGAAGACCGGCACCGGCAAGTACATTGCCGTGCGGTACGACATTACTGGCCCCACGCACCAAGGGCGCGTGGTGTTTGGCAACCTCAACATCAAAAATGCCAACCCCACGGCTGAGAAGATTGGGCGTGAGCAGTTGGGCGAGATTATGCGCGCCATTGGTCTAGCCACGGTTCAGGATACTGATCAGTTGATCGGCGGTCAGTTGATGATCAAGCTAGATATTCGCGAGTCAGAGCAATATGGCGCGAGCAATGACGTCAAGGGCTTTAAGTCTACGGGCTCGGCGCCACCTGCGGCAGCGGCAAAGGCAGCACCAGCGGCAAGCACGAAAGCAGCCCCACCTTGGGTCAAGAAGTAAAAAAATGCCCCTGACCTTGCGGTTGGGGGCATAAAACTAAGGAGATACCATTGAAGATACCAGAGTCAGAATACACCATTTCAGCACTGATTGACAAGCACCATGAGTCGATCCAGAGTGAGCCACGCCCCCACATGGGCGCATCTGTCCTCGGCCATGTCTGCGACAGGTGGCTGTGGCTATCGTTTCGGATGGCTGTGGTTGAAAGGTTCCCTGGGCGCATCTTGCGCCTGTTTAGGCGTGGCCAAGATGAAGAAGCCAAGGTTGTGTCTGACCTGCGCGCAATCGGGCTGAACGTGCAAAAGACGGGTGAGAACCAAAGTAGGGTTGACTTTGGTTGCCACGTTGGTGGCAGCGTGGACGGGGTTATTGAGTCAGGTGTGCCTGAGTCACCTAACGCCCGCCACGTCTTGGAGATTAAGACGCACGGCAAGAAATCGTTTGATGATCTTGAGAAGAATGGGGTTGAGAAAAGTAAGCCCCAGCACTTTGTCCAGATGCAAGCCTATATGCTCGGGCTCAAGCTTGACCGTGCCCTGTACTACGCCGTCTGTAAAGATGACGATCGTATCTACACAGAGCGAGTAAAACTAGACAAAGCCGTGGCAATCAAGGCTGTAGAGCGTGGCCATCGCTTGGTTAAGTCTGACCGTATGCCACCACCGATTAGCACCGACCCGACTTGGTTTGAGTGCCGGTTCTGCGCGGCGCATGAGTTTTGCCACAAGACTAAGTTGACCAAGGAGGTGAATTGCCGTACTTGCACTAACTCTACGGCGCGCGAGGATGGCACTTGGCATTGTGCAGAATATGACGTGGCACTTGATTTTGAGAATCAAAAACAAGGCTGTGAGGCGCATATCCTGCACCCTGACTTAGTGCCGTGGCAGCATAAAGTTGAGGGCAAGACAATCATTTGGATGACGCCAGACGGTGACATCAAAAATGGCGTAAGCGACTGGGAAACCTTTACAAGTCGTGAGATTGTGGCTAATCCTGTTGCGTGTGCAAGTGACGATAAGTTTATTGCCGAGGCGCGTGAGATATTTGGTGCGAAGGTGGTGGGATGAAAGACTTATTTGGCGATGAAGAATTTGATTGGCAAAAAGAGTGGCAGGGTATGCCAGAATTTGTTCAAGATGATATGAAATCAATCTCTTCAGTGGTAGTTAACTTTTTAACCGTTGAAGATATGAACGCATTTTCTGAGTTGATTGGCAAACGCATTACTTTTACAACAAAAAGCGTGTTGTTCCCTGTTTATTCAACAGCCAAAAAGATATACGTTGATGAATCCTGACCATCCTGTTTACATTGTATCAAAGGGCAGGTGGGAGAGCAGGCTTACGAGCAAAGCTTTAGAACAAATGGGCGTCGCTTATAAGATTGTGATTGAGCCGCAAGAGTACGATGAGTACGCCGCTGTGATTGACCCGCAGAAAATACTAGTGCTGCCGTTCAGCAATCTCGGCATGGGTTCTACGCCTGCGCGCAACTGGATTTGGGAGCATTCGATCTCTGAAGGTGCGACATGGCACTGGATCCTTGACGACAACATTAACGGCTTTGTGAGGCTCAATCGCAACGAGCGGGTGCCTGTGTATTCGGGATCTATTTTTAAAGCCGCAGAGGACTTTGTGGCGCGTTATGAGAATATCGCGCAGGCAGGCTTTGAGTACAGGTTTTTTGCTGGTGGCAACAGGCGTAAAAAACCTGCGTTTAGGTTAAACACTAGAATTTTTAGTTGCATATTGATCCGCAACGATATCCCATACAGGTGGACGCAAAAGTATAACGAGGATCTTGACCTATCACTTAGGATCTTAAAAGATGGTTGGTGTACGGTGATGTTCCACGCCTTTCTACAGAACAAAGCCGCCACGCAAAGCGTTAAGGGAGGTAATACTGAGGAGCTATATGGTGAAGGCACCCTTGAAAAGTCAAAAGCTATTGTGCAAGCCCATCCAGATATGGCAAGCCTGGTTTGGCGTTATGACAGGTGGCATCATCAAGTTGATTTTGGGGTGTTTAGGCGCAATGTTTTAAAACGTAACCCCGATTTTAATATTCCTACCGGAATTAATGAATACGGTATGAAACTTATTAATCGAGAGAGTTGAAATGACAATATTACGTGACTACCAACAACGTGCCATCGACCAACTCTACGCTTGGTTCAGCGCCAACCCCACCGGCAACCCTTGTCTAGTCTTGCCTACTGGCAGCGGCAAAAGCCACATTGTGGCTGCACTTTGCAAGAACGCTTTGCAGGAATGGCCTGAAACCACCATCTTGATGCTAACGCACGTTAAAGAATTGATCGTGCAGAATGCTGACAAGATGCGACTGCATTGGCCTAACGCCCCTCTAGGCATTTACTCAGCGGGGATTGGCAAACGCCAGTTGGGCGAACCAATCACGTTTGCCGGCATTCAAAGTGTTAGAACCAAAGCGCCCCTGCTCGGGCATATTGATTTGGTGATTGTGGATGAGTGTCACCTAGTGAGCCACAAGGATGAGGGCGGTTATCGCAGCCTTTTAAACGACTTACAGGCGATTAATCCACATTTGAGGGTCGTAGGCTTGACTGCTACGCCTTATCGCTTGGGGCATGGTCTGATTACGGATAAACCTGCATTGTTTGATGCCCTGATTGAACCGGTAAGCATTGAGGAGTTGGTACATAAAAAATATTTGGCAACGCTGCGTAGTAAGTTAACAACAGAGCGGTTTGATGTTAGCGGTGTGCATAAACGTGGCGGCGAGTACATCGACGCAGAGTTGCAAGCCGCGGTCGATAACGCCGACAAGAACATTGCCGTGGTGCGGGAAGTGATCAAGCTTGCTGGCGATCGCAAAGCTTGGTTGTTTTTTTGCGCTGGCGTCAAACACGCGCAGCACGTTTGCGTTGAGCTCAACCACCAAGGCGTGACCGCGGCGTGTGTAACTGGCGACACACCGAAAGCCGAGCGAGAGAGGATCCTGACCGAGTTTAAAGCGGGGCGTATCCGTGCGCTGACTAACGCCAACGTATTGACCACAGGGTTTGATTATCCTGACATTGATTTGATTGCTATGCTACGCCCGACTATGTCAGCGTCACTCTACGTCCAGATGGCAGGACGTGGGATGCGCCCTAAGTCACACACCGATCATTGTTTGGTCTTGGATTTTGCGGGGGTGGTTGAGATGCACGGGCCAATCACCAACGTGCAGCCAAGCAAAAAGAAGGGTGACGGCGAGGGTGAGGCGCCCGTCAAGATATGCGACGTGTGCCATGAGATCGTCCATATTTCTGCTCACGAATGCCCTAACTGTGGCACACCATTTCCACCAGCACCTGAAAAGAAATTGGTTTTAAGACACGACGACATTATGGGACTGGATGGAGTTGATATGCCGGTCAACGAATGGCACTGGAGGAAGCACGTCAGCCGTGCCTCGGGCAACGAAATGATCGCCTTAACTTATTACGGGGGGCTAACCGATCCCCCAATTACAGAATACCTT